TTGAAAAGAGAAAGGAACAAGAAAAGAATTCTTTTGAATACAATATTCAAAAAATTAGAAATTGTTGTAAGAACCGTAGCGCGGCTACGATGTTTGAAGCTTTGGAGTCGGTAGCGAACGCCCTAGAAATTATTAGAGCCGAGAACCAGTGAATCTAAACCGATCAAAAAAATGAACTGACACATTAAAGTTGTAATAAATTATCATACAAAGTGCGTCAGCAATATCATGCTTCCGCTCGTAAGGTATTTCTCCAGAAATATGCTTACTCGCAATAGAAATTGTTCTCTCCTTGCGCTGCTCGTAGTTTAGATGCCTCATACCAAAATGTGTATGCATGCTCACAGGTGAAACCAAAATAACTTTATCTTTGAACATGTAATTTAGGAGTACTTCTATGTTTGTGAGACCACCCGGTGGCTGCCTTTCTATAAGTATTACATCCGCGACTTCAAAAATGAATTGATGATCTTCTACAAATAAAGGAACTAAATCTACAATGTCATTACTTTTGATGTGTTTATAGTCTTCAAGGCTCACTTTCTTTATATACTCCACATCGATTTTAGGGCCTTTTCCACATTCAGCTAAGACTAGACCCATATTGTGATACCCAATATCTATGGCGAGTACCTTCATGTCTTTATCTAAATAATAATCCTTAACTAATATAATGAAGATAAAGAACAAAGCGAAAAATCAAATCTTGATGTCAGCCGTTGTTGTACTTGCTCTTGTTTTGAGTTACATGTGGTTCAACCCCAAGGTTGTTGAAGTTCCAGTGGAGGTACCCGTGATGCCAGTACCACCACGCATTGAGTTGGAACAACGCGACCCCAGACGCGAACCAGAATTCCGAGGAGCACCAATTAAACAGTACAAACCTGGGTACATGCAACAAATGGGTGTCATTACAGGTAATGGGGAAACTCTTCCACTCTATGGTAAGGAAGTCAGAGGACGCCGTGATCGCTACCACTACTACACAACGACTGGTGGTGAAAACCTCTACTCGGTACCAATTAGTCACAACGCGCGTGATTGTATGGAGGACATCGGATGTGAAGAACTCTATGGGAATGAAACAGTTTCAGTAACTGGTAAAACTGGTTCATACGCAGTGAATTTGTATAGAACGGATGACTTTTTTTAAGCTTATTCTTCTTTTGGTGTAAGTGCTTCAATACGCTTTTTGGTATCATTAGCAAGTGTTACAGATGATGAACAACTACACACACAACAGACAAGCATCATCATGAGAAATGGAGGACTTTTTACTGGTACTTTCATAAGAGATCTAGTTGTCATAAATGTCACCAAAGTACAACATATGAGAGATGCGAGTTGTGTGAGTTCCATTGGTCCACCGTCATTCGCCTTCTTGAAACCAAATATAGCTAATAAAGGATATATCAAAGGCAACATATTTACTATACATCAACAAAAATTATTTCGCAAGCTCATGATCATATCAACCTCCCTTCCCTGAAGTCCTGGATTTCTTGAGAGTCTCGCTTTGAGTCTCAAGAGTTCCAATGTTGTGTCGTCGTCAAGATTTTTGAAAAAGTCTCGTAATTCATCTATACTTCTGAGACCTTTTGCGTCTTTTTCCGCCTGAACATATGGCCAGGTCTGTCTTCGTAACGCGGCAACTTCTTCTTCAAGTTGTCTGATTCTCGGCATAAGAACTTGGGTAATTAGAGCCCTCGTTTCCATTTACTTAAAAATGTCTGTCATCTTTAAGATATGCTACGATATGCCGCTCTAAATCATGAATTGAAAAATGTAATAGGAAATGTTTATCGGTCAGGTTCTAGAGTGATTTTAGACTATGCCCGTGAGAATTGTCATCCCAGTGATGCTCAGTATGTGAGTGACATAAATATGAAAATGATTCCAACTGTCCCCAGGTCAATGGTTGCTTTAAAAATGACATCATTTGGATCCAAGTCGTCACCATATATGGCAGAATCGCATATTAAAAAGTTAATACAGCATTCTATTAACAATCGTGTTCAGGTTTGTATAGATGCCGAAGAAGTACTTTATCCCAAAGTATGCACGGATCTCATGATTCAATACAATCAATACGAACCACATGTATTCAAGACATATCAAATGTATCGCAGAGACGCACTCAAAGAACTTGAAATGGATATCATTCAATTTGAGAGAGCTGGTATCCAACTTGGTGCGAAATTGGTGAGAGGTGCCTACCTTGGAAAGCAGGTGGGACTTTTGCCAAACAAAACTGAAGTTGATAAATCTTTTAGAACTGGTCTTGAAATGACACTTGGTGCATCACAAAATATCCACACTCTTTTGGCGACCCACAATTCCGAAGATATTAAGTTTGCCCGAACTTGTCCTCACAATAGATACAAAGTTGCTCAGCTTTTGGGGATGGCGGACGACTTTCCAGATTATGTCTATGTACCATTTGGCTCCTTAAGTGAGCTCACTCCGTACTTATTCAGAAGATTTCTGGAAAGACTTAAATGGTCTTAAAAATATCTTCCGATAGATATTTAATGGTGAAGACACTCAAGAGGTTTGGGTATTGGTCACCACCACCTCTACCACCAATGAGACGCAAATATGGTATTGTCGCGGCTTGTCGAAGCGATGAAATTAACTACGAAATGAAGAAGAGTGAAATCACCCGCGTTGCTCTTCAACAAATGTATGAAGCACCGTCTCTACACGAACCAAAGCAGATCACTACAAGACAGATGCGTCTCAAAATGATCCTACACGAAGCACTTGATCTTGCGCACTCAATCTGCGAACATCAAGATGCCCAGGAATGTATGTGGGCTTGGGAAATGGTTGATGAAATTGATGACGCCGCTACCCGAGCAGGTGTCCGCTACTATTAATTTCCCAACCTATATTAAATGGAGTACGAAAAGCTCAAAGAGAAGGTCAAGAAGCTTGGCTTCAGGGTGACCAAAGATGTAAAAGGGAAACGCGTCAAACTCACAAAGAAGGAACTTATGGCAAAGTTGCCAAAGAAGACAAAGGGTGAACCATCCCTTGAAAATCAAGCCAAGAGTGCTAAAAAGTTTATCAAGGTGTGTAAAATGGTTCTTAAGGAGGCTGAACCAAATCAGCCAAGAATGAGACAACCAGTTCGTGTTTCTCCAAGAAGAGTTGCGGCACCAATGGCACCTCCACCACCACCGAGACCTATGAGTCTCAACCCACGAGCTGCCCTTATGGCGGATCTCAAGGCTGACCTAAAGAAGCGGGGTTTAGCTAACAACTAATATGGTAAAACTTCCATGCTCTTAAATTCTGTACATTTAACTGTACTAGGACCTTTAATAAAAACTTCCTCATCCGTTGTACTAAGCGCTTTTACAGAAAAATCATCCGTCACTCGCACAGATTTGAAACTTGCATCTATTTCTGATGGCGCTTCATCTGTGTGCATGTGTCTTCCTTTGTAGTCACACTCTTCATAATAATGAACACCCGGAGCACTTGGATCTATCACTGGTTCCGGTTCCGGTTCTGGACTTCTGGTTAGAATAAATGCCAAACCGGAAAACAGTAGTATCACTAAAACCAAAATTATGATTCCCAAAGTCTTCATTATTATTTAGTTAGAAATTTAATAAAATTATTCGTCTTTTTTGACTATAAAACTTTTGATTTTTACGTCACATGATATAGCTGTGGGTCCTTTAAAAATTAAAGGATCACCTTCGTACTCTCCTTTCTCATAGGCATTAACGGTTACACCATCTGGTACTATTAATGATTTAAACACTGAACTATCAGATTCTGTAGTAAATGCAACTTCGTCCTCTTCGGCATCTTCATCAAATTTATAAACATAGTCTCCCTGTCCTGTATAATTGCAGTTGTAGAATGCATAGAAAGTTTCGTCTTCTAACAATTTTTCACCGCGCTCTTTAACTGAATTTTTGTAAAACATGTTAGCACCAATACCACTCGCAACCGATGATGAAGAAGAACACAACACACAAATTACAATTATTATTATGATAATTGTATTGGTTTTCATCTGATATTAAGTTAGATAAATTTTATTCCAAACCTCTTTGTCATGAAACGTTGTACCTCTGGAATTGTTGGCTGACTCCAAAGGTACCATCGTGACCAGAAACCAGCTCCGTCAATACCAGATAACTTCCAATCTTCTTTGTCGCTCATATCAACCTCCAACATCAATTTTTGTATCTTTTTTGGGTCTCGCTCAGCAATTGTACGCTTAGGGACTCTTCCCGCGTGTCTGAGAACATAGGACCGCATTCGCGAAGGATTCTTGTGTTTGGTGTAGTCGGAATACCCACTGGCACCAAAGTCAACAGTCCTGCCGTCTTCGAGGATCGCCCTGAACTTCTTTTTGGAGTCTGGGCTACGAACGATTTTGACACGCATACTTCTTACAATTTACTACTAATTTATTTTTGGCAGGCGGTGCAGTAACTTTCCTTCTTTGCTTGTGGAAGGAAGAAGAGACGCTCATCACCACGCTTCACACGGTACATGTGGTCATACATGTGGAGGAGACCAATGGACAAAGCCATTGTAGAAACAACAGCCTTGTTCATCTTACGCACAGACCACGCATACGCCAAGATCATCGCAAGGATGGTCAATTGGACGAGGGTCATCGCTGGAAGAAGTGGAAGCTTGAAACGCTGATCCAATTCTTGGACTTCTTCAGTAGGTTCTGGGGCATACTTTTCCATTCGCTTGCCGTAACCTGGCATTTTTATTTTATACAGAGAAATTAATGTGGCGTGTCCTGCTATTACCAGTAGTTCTAGTACTTCATGATTTCCTGAAGTCGCCAATAGACACCCTCTACTTTCAGAACCCTTTGAGACCTCTTGTAGGTATCAGGAACACTCTGATAGATATGATGTATCATAAGATGGATTATGATGTTTATGACTATCCCAACCTTTGGTTTGTCAAAGCGAATTACAATAAGATTTTACATGAATTTGAGAAAGGAGTTGGTACAGCCAGGAAGCGCTACTTTCACAAACTTGATCCATGGTTCAAGAAGAATGAACATTATTACTACTACAAGGTTAAGGACTTTCCAGAAGTTCAAAAGATTATTGAACAAATTCCATGTATTGATAAAGAAACCGCAAAGTTTGCCGTGATGGACAGACCG